CCACAGGCAGCCGAACAAATAAATATCAGGGTAATTTGTTAAGACGTCGTTTGTAGTATTAGCATCACTGAGTGCGGGTATTCTTGCCCAATACTGCATTTCTGTGGTATATGCAGCATCCGGTGTCAAATCGAACTCTAGCTGGCTGGTCACAGTAAACTGGCTAGGCCTCGTTACCGCATCTTTGACAACCATTTGTGAGGGCGTTTGGAATCTTAACTCCCATCGGTCACCATCATCAGAGGCCGGATAAGCCACCATTTTGCGCATCTCAATAAAATCGTCAGGCAAGGCTAAAAACCTATCGGATGTTGACATTGAGGCGGTTGATCTTGTTTGCATCTGCCGAATTCTTAGGCCGGTATGCTGGTTGGCGTACATTCTAGACTCTACGATAGAGATAATTGAGTCCAACTTATCAGCTATATCATTCCTACCAGCGTAAGAGACAACCTCGGCTTTCAAGTTGTCGAAGTTGTCTAATGGCATTAGTCATCTACCTTTTTTATCTTCTTGACTTCTTTTTTTGCTTTAACTGGCTGAACTTTTCTCATCCAAGCGGATGAAAATTGATCTTCACAGGTGATCTTCTTGCCGTTTTGTGATCGTTCGACCAGTGTAAAGGGGTCACCTTCACACCGGACGACACCATCGTAAACGCCTCTTTTGATTGCGATTACTTTCATCTATTAACCTACTGTATAGCCAGAAGCGTAATCGTTAGTTGCATCAACCATTGATAATGGAGTCATGAAGGCGCTAACCGTCATAGATGGCGATGTACCAGCTAAGGTGTAGCGAATACCAATGTATTGCTCACTCTCTGCCAAAGTGGTGGGTGGAATCGGAATAACGACTTTGAATCCAGCAACCAGAAGATCTGCATCCTGAGCTGGTGCTGTTGGCGTTCCCGACTCAAAGATACGACGTCCAACCAACTGGCGGCCAGTGGTTTGAGCCGCATCTGAAGAATACTCTACATCAATAGTGTAGTCTTCATCGCCTGAAGTCTGATCTGCTGCAACCTCAACACAGACAACGACAGCCATAGGCTCACCATTGCCCATTGAGCGGTCAACACTCAAATCAATTACGTTTGTACCTACTGCCGTAGCGGTAAGCGCTTGTGAATCTGAAAATAAAGATAATGCGTCTACGTACATGATAAGCCCCTTATACAATACGTGCTTCAGTGTTTAAGATTCGATCAACCTTACGCACTGGAATAGAGTGGAATTTGGTTTCATGGATCGTATCACCAAATTGGTTTTGCGCCTGCTCAATAGTCACCGCTTGTGTTGACTTATCTAGCGCCATTTGACGTAAGTGAGCTAATACTGTTCGGTTGCCATAGAAAGCGAAGTTTGCACCGGTAAGCTTAGGCATATGGCTAATAGCTAAATCCATCTGCTTAATAATTGCTGTTGATGCTGCAATCGCTTGTGTGCCGGTCAAGCCAGTTAAATCACTCACATCAATGTTACATACGCGAACGACATAGCGCCAATCTTTAACCATTAAACCATTCTTCCACTTATATTGATCCTTATAAGCTCGGAATGTATTGCCGTCGGAATCTTCAACATCATCTAGACCTAGGTCATTATGAGTCAAGCCCGCTTTCGAGCCTTTAGGGAATACACCGTATACAGTCTGGTCTGACCATCCAACCAAATAGATAGACGTATTGTCTGATCCAGTGCCGCCAGCGTCTAGAATGTTTTCGGCGTTAGTTGCCGACAGGTCATTATAGCGATTAGCTAGACCAACAAACTCTTCAGGGTTAGCAGCTGAGCCATAAATGGTAGTCTCTGCCATTTGCTGAGCCATAGCCTCCATGAAAGCCTTTGATTCAGACAATCGGAAAGCGCCCAGATTATCTTCCAAAGATGCCACATCTTCATCGACATGTGAACGAGCTTCGAGAATGGCCGCTGTCTCAGTGACTTGAGCAGTGGTACTCTTCGAGGTTGGAACACCGTTATTTGTTAAACGATAATAGGTAGTCGGTAAGCCAGTGCGAATAGTCGCCTGATCGCCTGTCGGAAGGTTACCTTCCTTAAATACCATATCATCTAAAATTTCGTTAGATTGTTCCAACAATTCGGCAATCTTTGGAGTTTTGCCTTTTGGATCAATTCGTTTTGCCCAATCGCTTAGCGTTAGACGGCTTGTGCCTATTGTAGCCATGTTATCACCTGTTATTTATAACCATAAAAAAGTTCTGCTTCACTCACTGTTTCAGCTTGCTTAGCAGGTTTAGTTGTTTTGGTCGTCTTGTGTGGCTTGGCGACCGATTTAGCCTTGTTTGCGCTAGCTTGAAGCTCATCGAACTTCTTCGCCTTAGACATCGTTATCCAGAACCTGTTGTCGACAATATGCGGGATTTCTTCACGTGATATGCCTTGGGTTTCAGCATAATCGTATATTAAGTTAAGCTCTTTTGTAGCCTCTTGTGGATCTGTCCAGCCCATACCCTGCATTAGCTTTTGAGCTTCATCTGTAGCCCTTTGTTGCTTAAGCTGGGTTTGCGCCTGTTGATCCGCTAGCTTGGCTGCTTTTAGCTCATCTTGAGCATCAGCTTTGGCCTTGCTTAACTTTACATACTCGACATGATCGATCTCGCCAGTCTCTAACTGTTCCTCTAAAGATGTTGCGCTTTGCTGATTGTTTAAAAGGTCATCAAGTGTCTTAATTCGCTCCTGGTATTCACTCTGCTGAGAACGTAGAGAGTCTAACTCTTTATTCTTCGCCTCACTGAAAACACCTTTTCGCTCATTCGCCAGCTCTTCTAGAGTCGACTCGACTTTTTGGTTACCTTGAAACTTATTGATTAGCGTTTCGATATTCGCCTTAACTCTTTGACCATTAGCCTTAAACTCATAGAGTCCGGACTCCTCGTCAAAATTGTATTTGGCAAAATCATTCGGCTGATCAAAAACCAGCTCCTCACCTTCTGATTCTTCCTCTGCTTCGGGTTGCCCTTCGGGTTCCTCCGCTGATTCAGTTTCTTCCGCTTCGGTTGTGAACTCCTGTTCTGTTTCGGCTTCGTCGGTTGGCGCTTCTGGCTCCGCTGATCCGTAAAATAATTCCTCTGCCGGTACTTCTTCAGATCCAATCTCTTGGCTGTCTGTCATGTATCACCTATATATCATAGTTGGTTAAAAAAATCTATCGTCTTCTCATTTTGGCGAGCTTGTCACGCTCAGCTATAGCCTTAACTCTCTTTTCTGACGTTGTAATCATTTGGCTCAACTTAACTTCCAGCTCATCAAGTAAAACCATTTTTATGTGTAGCTTTTCCCGCTCTTTTCGACCAGTAAAGAAGTTTGTACCACGACTCCACTGGTTTACAATATCAGCCTTTAAAGCAATAAACGCTTCTTTATATGCCGCATTATTCAAGACGCTTTTAGCATTTAAACCCTTCTCGATATCATCCATCAAACCAGCCCTCCTGGTACGTCGGTATTATTCTCTAGCTCTAATTCGGTGAGTTTAACCGTCATATCTTCTCCGTGATGCGCATCCGACTGAGCCAGCTTCCTACGGTCAATCTCGTAATCATTAGCTACTTGAGTCGCCTTAATGGTGTCTCCACGCAAAGTTTGATCCGCCTTGAGTTGAGCTTTCAATACTTCAGTCTCTTGCTTGACCCGCTCCGCTTCAGCTAGTGGATTCTGATTTGATATTTGGACCTTCATATCTTGAATGATACGCTTGAGCATTTCATTTTCAGCCTGGACAAGCTGATTGGGTTGCGCTGGGTCATTAAAGAACCTTTGTGCGCCTTTGATATTCGATACCCGAAGAATCTCTCTGATAGTGTTATACACCTTCCCGCTATCCGCTAGCCCTGAGCCTTTTTCAATCTCCCCCTGCTGAAGCCCTAATATACCGCTTAGTGCCTGCAATGTTTGCTGTTCATCGTCGCTACCAATCATTGACACGACATTATGCTCGAATCTCCAAGAGGATGGATTTATATTAAGCTCAGATCCTAAAATATACACCTCTTGCTCGGTATCCTGGTAGTGTCTAGCGAACCACGCCAACCCCTCATATAAAGGTTTGTAAATCAACTCGACTAGGTTTCTAGCTACTAGCCCAATCTTTGCGGTCGCCGCCTTCTCTAACCCTTCGAATCTTGTAGCGGTCTCTTTGTGCAACTGGTCGCTTGATAGTGCCTGATTGCTTACAATTGAGCCTACTGACTTGGCGTGTTGCGCATCTGCATATTGAATAACTTGTAAAGTCCTATCTCCTGTGTATGGGACTGGATCCGGCATAACTTGGCCGACTGGCGAGCCTTTAACGCGAATATTACCATTGACATCAGCATCATTAAGATCATCTTCGTTTACCACCTCATCATTGTAATAAACTCGGTTTAGTCCGACCTCGTAAATATTATTGGCCATATGGCGTTGTAATACTGAGGTAAATCGCTGTTTACTAATTGTTCTCTTGGCTCTCGACTGACCAACTAGCGAGCCAGGCATATTTATCGCTGACCCAGCTGCATAAGGGATGATATCAAAGGGTTCATCCATCAATAAAACATCAGCCGAATCTGATTTAATAACGTGACGTATAACAATTAAGCTTTCATCTTCTTCGTCTGGTACCCGAACATAAACATCGTAGCCCGTAACATACTGGCTGGCCCATGGGGTATCGTTAGATTGATTCTTTAGCCCCCCTTGCTCCTGAAACCTGTCCTCTTTGATCCAGTCATTCTCTTGAGCTTGAGATGTAGGCATCTTACTAACCTTATCCCTATCTATGCCCATAGCTACCAAGTCACCACGACGCAAACGGAATCGCTTGCCGACGATGTCGGCCTCATCTAGCGTCTGGGTGTTAGCTGTGGCAATAAAGTCTTCCCAGTCGATATTCTCAATAAAGAATTCTTTACGCTCAGTCTTAATGCTTGCTTCGAAGTCAAATGTTTGTCCAAACTCATTAGTCTTGCCGGTTTCGATCTCAGATGTAATCGATACTTTCTTACTATCACCTTCAGCCTGCTCAACGTTATTAATAATAACCTGCAGCTCTTCCCGTGATATGCCAAGATATCTCTTAGACTCTACCCTCTTACAGTCCTTTACTCCAAACTCTACGGCTGCAACATCTTGTAGGTCGAAAGTCTTAATTAAATCCATTTGCTTTTTGTACGACCCTGGAATATTGGCTAATAACCAAGGGACGTACTTATTCATTTGCTCGGATTCTTTTAGAGCTTCAGCACCACCATTAATCGGCTCAAAGGTTACTGGCGGCTCAGCCCCTAATATTACTCTGGCTAAGCTTGACTCATCAGCATCTACTAAATCACTAGTATCATTTGATACCAGTGTGCTGCGACCCTCTTCCTCATCACCAAACAGCTCAGAATTGTAATAGTCGAGGTATTCTTTATTATCTGTACGGTAGCTATCATCCTTACCGATGCTTTGTGCTACGCGCTGATTAATTAATCGGCACAATTCATTTTCATTCATGCGATAGACCTTCTTTTATGTTTGCGCGGTTTCCACACTATATCTGGTTTATACCCCTGAGCAAATTGTCGGAACGCATCTGCGCCCTCGGAATGCTCATCATGCACTGGTGTATCTGTAAACTTCTGGAGCGTCTTATTATAAGTCTTTCGATACCTATCTAAGTGATTGATACCTAGCTTGCAATTGGTTTCATCAAACCAGCAATTTCCAAGCATATCTCTAGTTTGCTGTATGCCATGGGATATATCTGCCACTCTTGGCACAACTTCGATATTCTTTAACCCTAAATTCTGAAGCTTTTGCTTGGGGCTAAGGTTTACTTTCTCACCTTGTCTAACATGGTTACCGTCGTGAGGTATATAATGAGTACCCCACACATAACCAAGCTTTTGCAGCTCAGATACATAATAAGCGTAAGGTTCGCCCCACGCCTCAATAAAGCCTATAAAGTTGTGGTTCTGACCTACCTGCTGATGTAACCATATGGCTGTACCATCACCCGCACCAATATCCCAGTATGTATTCACTGGGTAGCCCTGCTGATATGGTACGGTGGCTATTCTACCATCTTTCCTAGCCTTGGTCATTTGTACGGTATAGAAACAACCTTTTGTAGACTTCTGAAATGCCTCCTTTGGGGATGATGGGTATTCCTGCCACATTTTCTCCTCTTCCCCTGCAAATTCAGCGTCACGGGTTATACAGTACCAAGCCCTTTGATACACATCAATCTCACAATCCATCTCCACTTCTATCTTATCGAAATACTCGTTGTCTTTTTGAGTGACAATAACACTCTCGGCAGTAGAGTATGCAGGTTCTTTCCACCATGCATAGAAATGAAAACGATAATCTTTCCTATTTAGATCTTTGCCTTGCTTGTGCAGCTTTTCCGCCCTATCGCACATATTGTAAAATGAGCCATCACTACCCTCGGCTGTCGACTCAATGCACACAATACCATTTTGTGGCACGGCAGGTATTGACCCTGTTATAACCTCATCAGCCCTTTTGGGGAACTCTGCGCATATCTTACCAAACTCTGATACATGCAAGTAATGGATTGTACCTGAACGCATTGAAGTGCCAACACGTATAGAACTATTGTTATGTGTGAATAGTAGCTCACTTTGACTGTCCCTAGCTAAAGGCATTGCAGCCCTTAATTCAGCGGGCAGGTTGTCATACGCAAACTTAATCTTATCCCTAAAGATAGTCTTAGCTGCATCTTCATTCTGCGCAATAATACCAGCCCTCACATTAGGCCGGAATAGCGCACAATCTAGGAAATACAAGTCTATAGCCGTGGTAAAGCCTAACTGTCTAGCCTTAAGGATTATGTTTCTATAGTGTAGGTTTTCAAGGAAGTTGAGCTGCGAGTCATTAGGGATAAACGGCATGACAAGGCTATCACCCTCGTCATCGCCCTTAACCATGATCTTATACAGGACTCCAGACGTTAAACGCCACCATGGATCTGATAGCGCTTTCTCTAGATCACTTTGGTTCAATGGTATTACCTGAGACTTTTTCCAGTAGTAGAGTAATAGGGTTTTCTATATCCCCTGTTATCTCTGTACTCTTAAGATCTGGTAAGTATTTATTGATCAATTTCATCTTAGTATCTATCACTACCTTCAAACGAGAAAGCTTCTCATTTTCCATTAGCTCAGCACCTTGTATTTCGCCAAGTATATCAACTACATGCTGCAAATGACCCTGATTGGATAATTGCTCCCTCAAGGCCTCTTGTCTTATGCGTCTATTCTTGTGTTTTGCTGTTAGTTTATCGGCCATTATCACGCTCCCTGGTAATATTTATTAACTCATCTCGTAAGCTTTCAATATCTTTATTGTTTATATATGCCCTAGCTGGCTCGCCATCATAACCAATAGTATTGAATACAATATCATTATCGTATATTTCTATTGATAGCTCATCGCTTATCTTAGTTGTGCTCATATTAAGCCCCATGCATATGTAGTGTGGTTACGGGCTGCAATCCAGCAATAGCTTTTTTGATGTATTCGCGCTGTTTGCGCTTATTGGTATGCTTTGGAAGTGACCCGTGTGTAACGAGTTTGTGCTTGCGGGAATTCTTTGACTTTTTCATATTAGATCCTTTCGGCTGTCTAAGTTGTCTTAATATTATATCATGTTATTTTGGCTTTATCATCCTAGACATAGCGACTTCTGCTATTCTACCCATGTGAGGAGCTGCGAAATAGTACCCTAAAATCAGAATAACAGCTGGTTTCATCTCTCCAGCATTCGCGCTGATTATCTCAGCTGAAGTCTGTAACTTCTCGTTATCCACCCAAATGTGAGCAATTAACAACATCTCGGAAATTAGGTAATGCGTAACCCACACAAAGCAGCTGCCGAACGCTATAACCCTTCTCGATAGATTTTGCCCTTGCGTGTTCTTCATCCACTCTATGAGAACCTTTCTAGCCTCAGTAGTTGATGCTGCCTGATCCGCTGCTTTTTCTTCGTGCGAATACGAAAGCTCATCTAACCCTTCAGCCAATCCCTTCACCAATTCTTTTCCTGCGCCACTACTACCAAATAATCTACCCAGAAAGCTCATGACCACACCGTATTCTCGTCTGGTTGCTTTGACCATAAATCACTTGAATTTGATTGCTCAATCCATGTGATAGATGAGTTTGAAATCTCTATCCATGACGTACTATCATCGCTTTGCTGTGCCCATAACGAAATATTATCACTCGATACACCCCACACACTAATAGTATCGGCGTGTGCAAGCCATACAGGCATACTGTCGGGCTGTTTAACCCATGAGTCTACAGAATCACCTTGACCAACCCATAACGAGCCGTCATCAGCTTGTGAGAGCCATACAGATGCATCCTCAGTTTGAAATACCCAAAAATCATCACTATCAGGTTGCGGTGTCCAGATCGATAGCGACCCAGTAACACCCCACGAATTACCCCAGCTTAAACCCCAACTATCACCCCAAGCGCTAGACATTTATGGCGGCCCCCATGGATCGAGCTCCGTTCCTGTTCCGGTAATATCCGCCGAATCATTAACTGATTTCACATTAGCGTCTACTTTGTTTGCAACCGTAAATGTTAAGCTATCCGTTTTGGACTTTATAGCTGCCAATTCAGTACTATTGGAGTCTATCTCTTGTCTATTCTCTACCGCTGTCGGCACAGCATCAACACTAACTTGTGTGGCTCTTGCGTCAAGTATTAAATCTAGCCTGCCACCATTAGCCCAATCTGCCTGCAATTCGTTTGTATCTACAAGAACCAAATCAACATTTGAATCTACTGTGTCAACCTTGCCCTCTACAGTAGTTAGTGATGCTGCTGTAGCTGCCGCGTCGAGTGTCGCTCGATCACCAGAGGTAAAGCCACCACCCCCACCATCATAAGCATAAACAGGGTTACGCCAGTTTAACTCCACACCACAGCCACCACTTGTTGGGTCTCGAACTGGCCTAGCATCATCATCTCTAAACCATCTAGCCGAATCCGTCTGCTTTACAAACCCAGCTGTTTCGTCAAAAAATAAAGAGAATGTCGATGTATTATTCCTATAGTTAGCCTCATCAATTGCTGTAACGCCATTCCACGCCGTATACATCCCATCAGTGGTGGTTAACTCGTAACAGTAGTAAGCGAACGCCTCGGTCACTGCAAAATCGCTATTGGTGTCTAGATCTATTTCGTTATTTGAATAGTCGGGGCTGAATTTGTTTGTAACTGATGCGCTTGATCCATCCACAGCGTTTGTAGCATAAACGCTATTAGCCTCTGGGGACGCTACCACCGTGAACCCTGTAGCTGATACAACGCCGGTAGTTTCATACGTCTTGAAACTTGTACCACCATTGAGATCTGCAAACCTAATTCTAAAAGTATCCCCTGTGTCGAACTCCTCGCCATTAATATAACTATCAGAGTATCCTGTGCTCGCTGGGTCATCGTCATAATATAGTATTGCGTAACATGTCCAGGTAACCGTACCATCTGATGTGGTATTCCCTACGGTAGTGTCCCATGTTGGTTCGCTGCCACTACTAGTACCGGCAGTGGTAGCCACAAAATAAAGTCCTGCCGTCTGCTCACTACCAATACCTGTTGATCGTAAAACTTTATCACCCTGAGCATAAGCTGTTGTTGCCGCCCATGAGCTAGCGCTTGACGCCGTTTCATTGCAAATTTGCAATCTTGTCTGACCACCATCATCAGATAGTGATGTTATGGAAATATTCGATGTCACCGCTGGGGTGTAGTAAGTGCCATCATTTGACTGAAATCTTGAAAAATCTGGGTGATCTGCCGACGACCTTGAGACATAAAACCCGTGGAATGTGGTCGTAGTGTCCTGACCCTCAACCCGCCCGTATTGGCTCTCATAATTACCCCCAGACTCGATGACCATATCTGGATAGTTGAATGGGTCTTTACCTTGATATGTTGCGTCAAGAGATAAATTATAACTAATCTCCCTTAATATATCCTCGGCAGTGTTCACCCCGTTGTCGACTATCTCATAGTCATAAGATTTGCCGCCCACCGTGATCGGGCTTGCAGTATGATCGGTTATTGTTATTGATATCGCGGGGTCGCCAGTAGCTATACCTGTCGCAGCTGGCTCCATCGCGACAAGATAAAGCGTTGGCTCAATAGTGGTAATACCATAGGTATCTGGTATGTCTGCTCGCTCTTGATAGTATCCGTTTACCTGATATTTCAATACTAAGTGTGATCTATAGTCAAAATTGCCATGAGATACATCGCCGTATATTTTTATAATCTCATCAAATGGCCCTGTGGCTCTAGCGTCTGTCGTCCCACTGCCGTCTTGCTGTTGGTACTCGCCCTGAAATCCGGCTGCTGTGCCGATTGACTCAACACCGCACCATTCTGCTGTGTTGGTTGCAGAGGTATCTATATATCTAACACCCCCAGCTGTCATGTTTTCGATACTTGAATCTGCATCACCCTCAGCATCTTCAATTAAAAACATCGAGTTTGGGCCATTCATTTGAATATTGTATTGAGTATTCCTTAATGTGCTCTCACTTATAAAGCTATCGATAAGCAATGAGTGGACACCCCGAACACTCGGCCCGAATGTCGGCACTGTTAGCTCATTATTTGTTCTTGACCAGCTGGCATCTGTAGTGTATGTGAGGCCGTGACTACCATCATAAACGGGATCGCTAACTAAAGTTATAGAAACTGACTCTGTACCACTAAGAACCTTAGCTGTGAAGCGCTGAGGCAAAAAGCCTGCCTTTTGAATTGTGTAATCTACGGTCTCAGAACTATGCGTATAGACCAGAGAGCTACCAGATGAGGTTCCAGCGAGTTGCGTTTGTGTTGTTGTTGTGAATATCCGAATGTCGCACCCTGACTCACTAGCGTTAATAGTGAAATCAGTAGATGGCTGCGATATTGTTAAGGTACTGGAGTTCGCCCCTGACGCCTCATCCACATCTGCCGTGGCTGAACTAGTGCCGCCTGTGATTGAGTTATTGTCTGGTGGCGCTGTACCAGAAAGTAACTCGCAGTACATGGTGCCAGTAGTGCCATTATCCTGAAGCACTACTAGTGTAGCAGTTGCGCCATTACCAAAGGTGAGTGTCTCACCTTCGGAGAATGGCCCGCTAGCCTCATTATCGTAATTAAACCAAAGATCTATAGGCTGATTAGATACTCCAGAGGTCAATTCTACTGTGACAGCGTTTGAAGTAGATTCATTCCAAACATTAAGAGTCTGACCACCACTCACCGTTAAGCCTGTGAATGTATAAGTTCCAGCGCCACCAGATCCTACAGATAAATCTATGCCAGAGTTACCATTAAAATCACACGTTATTGCTGACTTATCCGCTGCCACTCCGGTATATCTCATTCCCTCAGATGTGCTTGCAGTGTTTCTTAGATTACCTCCAGTAAAAGTTGTATCAGCTGTTAGCTCAACTTTTTCACAATCATCAAAAATGCCCCCTGAACAGGTTGCATGAGTAAGGGTCACGTGGGTTTTACGATAGAATGATGAGTTTGTAAAAGTGCAAGTCCCGCTTGTACTCCCCGATACATTAATGAAATCTTGCCCACCATCAAAATCTGCTGCGGCAAATAAAGTTCCATTAAAAACAACGTCATCTGAAGCGCTTTGATTTACCTCCAAACCCCTATCAATACCAGTAAGCAACACTGCGGGCTGTGTCTCGTTGCCAGTACCCTCAAGCGGGTATGGGGTTATAGTTCCGCCGGCATCTCTAAAATACGTTAACGTTGAGCCATCCCCGATTTCATACGTTGACCTGGGTTCGTATATCTCACCAACACCACCATTAAAATTTCCAGCGGTATTTTGAAAAACGTTAGCCATCTGATAGCTTGAATTAAACGCTCTTGTTGATGAACTTAGAGTGTCAAAACCTGCAGGATTGCCTGAGTCGCCATCTATCTGAATTATTGGGTCAAAGACTATCATTGAACCCAAATTTAAATCTGGTGAAGAGCCGGTGGTACTGCTGTTCCTCATTATCAGCTCAAAGCCGTCAATGTTGGCCCAATCTAGCGTGCCTGACCCAGCATCTCTAGATCTATCTCGCTCAAGTGTGACCTGTGCTGGGCCTGTATTGCCCGCCGATCTGAAAGCCGCCCATCCACCATCTTCGAGATCATGCTCGGTATAGTCCCCACCCTGAATATGAAACTCAGACCAATTCGCGCTAGAATCAAAAAATACTATAGATACCCCACCATTCGCCAAGGTATCCAGAACTGCTGATGGGCCAGGAAAGGGCCATGATGCCTGGTAAAGCTGAAAGCCAACAAATCGATATGTACTCAAATCCCGCGTGGCAGTAAATACAACCCTACCACCATACGTTCCAAGTGAGCTGGGTGAGAACCTAAACGTGCTTGATGTACTATCTGATCCGTAGGTGCCTGATGTTGATGTAATGATAGTCGTTGCGATAGGTGTTATAGGAGCCTCATACCTGCCGGTAATCGAGCTACCCATAACATAAGTTCTATTCCATGTAACACTCGGCGCTGCCATTATTCGTCGCTCACTATGTCGCAGTAAAGCGATACGCTAAATGCTAAAAGATAAACAACAACCGAGATGTAATTTAAGCTTAAAAACATATGCATTACAATATAGTGCATCACGCTAACGGCTAGCGCACATAGATATAAAGGTATTTTATCTTTCTTATTTTCCCTGAATGCAATAAATGCGAATAATGCTGGAGTAAAAATCGAATACCACACTAAAACACTATTAAACCCATCGGCACCATGCCATATGTGCGTGATTGATAGAATAAATGAGAGAATGAAAATCATAAATACCCCAACTTTCTAAGGATTTCAGGAAGTGCCACCGCTGCGGCTATTATACCTAAATTTTTAATGCTTTTCACTATCGCACCGCCGTACTTCGCTGTTTTACTTGTCGCCTCATATGCGTCGGCCATTACCACTAGCGGTTCTAGATATGGTGATAATCTTGAGTGCAGTTCGTTGTATTTTTGGTGATCGTTGAAATTATTCTCGTGGAGGTCTATGCATATCCTTGATATTCTCTCCACTGCGTTTGCTATAGCTTTATGTGTGTCGGCCTCAATCTCCAACAAGTTGACAGACTTTAAAAGATTTTCTCTGTCTTCTTGAGTTTCCGCGTGAACCATTGCAGTTTGGAATTCTGCCGCAATAGATTCAAGCGATGAGATGAATCTATGAGCC